CTAAAACTAAAGTTCAAGGTACATTTTCACTCAAAATTCAGCAAATTTTTTCACTTTTTTTTAAAGTTTTTTTAGCGTCTTATCCACTCTATTGTAATAAGGGTTTTTTGTAAGTACAGAACATACATTATTTAATTATTAATACATAATTAAGAATTACCGATTAAACTAGTATTACTATGAAAAACACACACACTTTTGGGGGGCTCTGGATTTAGCTGTAAACTGTTGGTTGCAGTCGTCCCTGCAAGCAGTCAAAAACCCAGTACGCTTCCCTGCGAAAGCCGACAAACCAGCTCACGCGACCATTGACCGTTATTGGAGGTGTTTACGAAATTGTGTGGGTACGGTGCTGACATAGTCCACGAATGTTAGTATAAGAAATTTATGAGATAGTCAAGGTAGCCCATGTGGCTGTGTGCTCTTTACACACAACAGCTAAATACGATTGACCCCAAAGCATTTAGAACGAGAAAAAAACTAAACAATTATAATTCTGATTTTTGCTAGGGCATCATTTACGGATGGTGCCTTATGGAGCAATCAGTTCCACTAAAAAAAAGGAAAACAAAATGACAACTTACGGAAAAACACTAACACATGAAACTATACAATTCGAGAATACAGACTCTGACAAGATGTTTGGATGCTTCGGTAACTGGTTTCAAACAAAAGACCAAGAAATTAGCGAATACTACACAGACGGAGAAATCAGTTTGGAAGCTATCGCAAGATTCCTAGTCGACAATGCACAAATGCTTTGTCACGAGAGAGTACAACTACCAGTCGGCGAAACTAACGAGTACAGAATTACACGAGCAAGATTCTGGGATAATGAGGGTGGTACAGACGATGTAACCCATATGGGCAAAATCGCAATCACAAGAACTCCCAACGACTTTAGCGTACACTTTACAATCACATTGTAATTATCTAACTGCTCTCATTAAGTGAGGGCAGATAGATGCTTATAAGAAGTATCACTTAAACAAAGGAAAAAAAATGACTGACTGGAAAAAAATACTAGCCGACAAAAAAGCAAGACTAGAGGAACTAGAAGTAATAGTAGAAAACCTAGAACACATGGACACAGTTGAAAAACTAGACAATCCATTTCTTGATGAAGATACTAATGACGGATGGGCAGAAAAATGTGAATATTGTGAAGAATATCTAAACGAAAACGAATTTGTATTCGAGAGTTTATTCAAAGGTGCTACATACTTCTGTGAAGAATCATGTGTTCTAAGAAATCTCAGGAACGAAATATCAATGCTTAAATTGACTATGCCTGATGTTGAAGAACTTGCTAACGCTGGAGAGTGATTATCTAACTACCCATCAACTCGGTGGGTAGATAGATACTTACACGAAGTATCAACGAATTATGATTTGTGGGTATCAATAAATACCACTCATTGCGATGTTCAAACAACTGCGAAAAAACCTTAACAAGTTGGTGCTAGACACTTTTGTTAAGATAAACGACCATTAGGTAAGTAAAATTAGCAAGGGCTCACAAATCATAACTAAAAATAAAGGAGATAAACGTGAATAAAGAAATAGCAGAAGCTCTCAAGAAAGAGTTACAAAGGCAAATAATCGAATGCAACGACTTTTATGAAGTCGCTACTAAAAAAGAATTACTTGGTGGCTCTTTAAAAAATCAAAAAGCATACGACAATGGTTTTACTGATGGCATGAAATATTGTATCGACATATTGACTGGCATGAAATCATTGTAAGTAATTATCTAACTGCATATCTTAGGGTGTGCAGATAGATACTTATACGAAGTATCACTTAAAAACGAAAGTAGGAAAAATGATTAACGCATTAACAGGAAATACATACACAGGTACAAACTATGAATTACTTGCAGGTCTAGGATTTGCAGATGGTCATAGGTTTTGCACTTTCAACCAAGCCATGAAATTAGGTATCAACCCTAAAGCTATGAAAGGTATTAAGAAAGTTGCAACCTTAAAGTTCTGTAAAGAAGTTGAGGATGTACTCGGCAAAAAAATACTTGATGTAAAATTCTTCAGCGTTTTTGATTATGAGGATATATGCAAAAGACAACGTGCATACGAATCAATAATACAAAGCAACGTTGCTTAGTAGCAAACTGCTCTTACATATAGTGAGGGCAGATTGGTACATAAGTACCACTTAAAAAAAGGAATAACAAATGAATAAATCATTATATACAAAAATAATAAAAGACATAGCAAAATGGACAGATGTGAAAGGAGAACAAATTGATACTGCAAATTTTAGATACCCTAAAAACTTGCAATATACATTTTCCACAAAAGATTGGGAACTAATTGTAGATTACAACCAAAGTGATGACGACCACAAGTTATTACCAGTAAGTGATAGAAGCGTATCATTTTATTACAGCGATACAAGTCGTGGTTACACATTAAGCAAAAGTATTTTCATTTTCGGAAGTGACGGAACTTTTGTCAAACCAATGTATACGCACATAGCAAATGTAAATACAAAAGTAAATAACGACCACGTTGCTAGTTATCATAAAGATATCGACTTGTTTGACGATGACGGTAAATATATGAGCAACTTTGCCGATGTTATTTGTCATCTTATATTATACCCGTAATTATCTAACTACCCATAAGAAATTGTGGGTAGATAGATACTTAGGTATCACTACAAACGATTGGAGAATCATGAAAGAATATACAGCTATCTGTGAATCAGATAACTTAATTCTAGGAAAAACATATTTAGGTTATGTTGAAAACAATACAGCCGTCTTAACTCATGTTGTGAGTGCAGACAGGCACGTACAGTTATCAGCACCTATTTATACAGTAGAAAATAATGTTGTACCAACTGGCAACACACAGACAGTAGGAATGACAGGCAAGTTAAAACCATACCCAAGACCACGTGGTCATTTAAGGTTTGTGTTATGAACAGGCAACAACGCAGGAGAGCTAAATCTAAGAAGCGTGGCTCTACACAAAAGAATCATCCAGTAGCTGTTAATAAGTTACAGGCAGAATCTTTTGAAAACGCTTTAATTAAAAAGATAAAGAATAAATTAAAAGAGGAACGTAATGAGAGTAATTAATTACTTTTTTAATATTTTGTTTTACTTAAAAAACTTTATGTTAAAAAATTACAACACGCCTAAAGAATTGAAAAAGTTCAGTTGCTTTATGTGTGGAGAGTATCATGTGTTCCCTATTACGAGCAGAGATTTTTTTGCTTGTGACAAATGCTATAAAACGTTAGGAGAAAAATATGGCAAAAGTATATGACGAAATACCTGAAGCAAGTGACCTTGTAAGAGATATTAACAGAAGTATCATGGACGAAGTTCTTGCTCCAATAGCAGAAAAAATAAGAGAAAATGACGAACAAGGGATTAACTCAAACAGAATATTGCATTCAGTTTATAGTGCAGTACACCATGAGATTATTAAAACCTTAAACGTTGTTTACGATTATCAACTTGCAATAGTTGATGCAGAAAATAAAGAGAAGCAAAACGAACTTCTCAAAGATTCAGCTGGAGGTATGTTCTAATGGAATATGCATTAATCGGTTGTTTATTTATATCAATCATGGCTACTAAATTCATTTGGGATTTAAGTGGATGGCTTGAAAAGAAAACACAACCTAAAAAAACTGAATCAGAACTCTGGACAGAGCAGTACAAAAAAGACGTACCTACTGTTTGGAAGTAACCCAACACGGCAATCGCTAGATATGTGTCTAGCGAGATGCTTACTATTGCCCTTTGTTATACGTACTAACACCCAAAAGATAGTAGGCATCTCGTTAGGCATGACCTAACACTAAAGAAAGAGAGGTACTCAAATGAGTGCAGAAGTAGAAACTATGTTTAGTGCTTTGGAAACCCCATGGCACAAACTAGGAACGATAACAGATGGCGTACTAACTGCAAACGATGCGTTAGTTACAGCTGGATTGGACTGGAGAGTAGAACTTAAAGATATGTTCTATAACACATTAACTGTCTATGGTGAAAACCTAGAGAGAGCAGTTCCAGATAAATATGCCGTTGTAAGAGATAGTGACAACTCTTGCTTAGGTACAGTAGGAAGCAAGTACACACCATTACAAAATCGTGATGCGTTTACGTTCATGGATAATATTGTAGATAGTGGAGAAGCTAAATACGAAACTGCTGGTAGCTTGTTCAACGGCAAGAACATTTGGATTCTTATGAATCTAGAAAACGTTGAGGGTATATCGCAAGTAGATGGAGATGACATTAAACCATATATGTTGTTATCCAACTCACACGATGGCTCATCAGCGTTGAAAGTAACCATGACACCAATACGAGTTGTGTGTAATAACACTTTACGTATGGCGTTAAAAGGTGCTAACCAACAAATATCAGTTAGACATACATCAGGTATATCTAACCAAGTAGATTATGCAAGACAATCATTAGGGCTTGTGGTTGATTATTACAGTTCTTTCCAAGAGCAAGTGGAGAGAATGATTGACCAACAAGTAGCCGATGAGAAGTTCTACGATATTCTAGAAAAATTATTTCCTAGACCAAGCGATGAGGAAATGGATAAACCTAGAGTTGAAGCTAACTACAAAAATAAAATTGCAAACATCAAAAGCAACTATGTGCAGGAAACTCACGTAGGAACTGCATGGGGTGTTTTCAATGCGTTCAACAGTTATGAGTTGTGGGATAAAAAAGTTAGAGGCAACGCTTTAGAGCGTCAAGCAAGTAACTTCATCCATGACAATCAGACTATAAGTAACAGAGTAAAAAGTTTACTCGAAGTATAGGAGAGCTATGACAGTATCAACTATTGTGTTTGAAAAGACAACGACTGTCTATAACAAACCCAAAGACGAATTAGTTGGTGTTAAAGAGATTGCAGAGTTGCTCGGTATTGACCGAGCGACTGTTGCATCATGGCGACATCAAGGCAGATTGCCAAATCCAGATTATAAAATTAGTGGTATTCCAGTTTGGTTTGCTTGTGAAATTATATTCTGGGTACATCATAACGACTACATTAAAAACAGGTGTACGAATATACCACCTTTAATGGAGCAAGTATGAGTACAAAAACTAGAAAAACTGTATCGCATTTTAGAGGAGAAATTATACCTATTTATGTGAAGAATAAATCTGAACTAATAGCGTATGTTCTAAAAAGATACAGGCACGAAGCACCGATTACAAATGCAGAGTTTGTATTTGACTTACGTTGTACAAGATTCGGTGGAGTTATCCACGACCTTAGAGCTGAGGGATGGGATATTGCAACAGTACAACACAAAACTAATGGTAAGTTTGTTTACTACCTAATTTCATCTCCAGATGATGACAACGGAGAAAACAGACTGCGATTGGTATAGGTTGAGTTCTTCACAAATAATTTATGATGAGATTCGTAAATTGAACAAGACCTTAAAGACTATACAAAAAGATATAAGCCAACTAAAAAAAGAACAGGAGAATAATGAGTAAGGAAAACTTAATCGTTGCACAATGTTGCTTTAAGGGTGCTATCGACTTAGCAGTAGCTAATAAGATAACAGTCGAGGAGATTAACAGCATGACTGCAACATTTACAGAAGCAATACTAGGCAAGTACGGAAACGGCATGGCTACGGAAGTGGCAACACCTGCGAAGCCAGTTTTTCAACCTAAGAAAAACTACAACAATGCCAACTCTGGTACGCCTAAAATTGGTAACCCAAATGAAGATGCTAGTGACAAGCAACTCTCATTCATTAAGAGCTTGATAAAAGAGATACCTGCAAGTGAGCAGGGTGCTTTTACTCAACTACTTGACGGCAAAGTTACTAAGGGTATTGCAAGTGGAATGATTGAACAACTAAAACAAAAAGTTGATGAGAGCGTTCCACCAACTGCTAAGACAGATACTGCTGATAACGTAGCACCTTTCTAAGTGGAAAGTAATAATATTAAGAGCGATATATATTTTGCGATTGTGCCTGAATGGGTAATTGACGCACCTATTTCGGCACAAGCCGTTAGACTATATTCAGTTCTTAATAGATATGCTAATAAGGATGACGCTACATGCTTTCCAGCAATAAAGACTATTGCTAAACGTATGCACACATCCGATTCAACAGTTAAACGTGCTTTAAATGAATTGAAAGATATTAAAGCAATTCTAGTAGAGGCACGTTACAACAAAGCAACAGGAGAGCAAACCAGCAACCTGTATACAGTTATGCATACACCATCGTTCATATACGAGCCACCCCAAGTCAAAGATGACCTAGTGGGCAGTTCGCATAAGAGCTACAAATCAAAGCCAATTAAACAAAGCAAGTTTGCAGAGCAATATAAAGCCCTAACAGAAGCAATATATATGCCTGCAACAAAAGTTGAGATTGGTGGATTTAACAAGTGTGCGAAGCAGTTACAAGAAGCTGGAGCTACGTATGACGACATTATCGACCGAGTGCTTGTCTATCGTAAGGAATGGACTACAATGTCTGTTACACCTTATGCAATAGTAAAGCATTGGTCAATGTTAGGAGAATTATTACAGGATAAACAAACTGAGCAACTACCTATGTGTGAGGGTTTAAACCATTTACAAGTCCATGACTTTGAAGATGGCTTCTCATATTGTGCTAGATGTAAAGTAGAATATCCTGCTAAGAATGCTTACATACCAAGTAGCTGACAAAGATTGGGGTATATGTGAAATAGAGCTAGAGGAGAACTCTAGACAGGTGCCTTTCGATGTATTATCATCATAAGCAATGCCTTAGTGAACATCACTAATCCCCAAACTCATAACCAAAATTTTTTAAAACTTCCATACATACATTTTCAATATCATCTAACTCAAAACTAACTATGCCTTTAGTAGTTCCGTCTGGCATACTTACCTGTATAAATGGTTTACCCATACCACCAAAAGCCCTATGTGATACATCAGATTGTTGTTTAGATTTATAAAAAACAGTAGCTAGTGGATTTACTTGTTTACCAGCTTTTACTTCAACCCTTAAACCAGTAGACCAATTCTCCTCGTGTGCGTCTGCACCATGAAACCTATTATTAGGTATATTTAATTTTTTACGAGCTAAGTTTTGCTTACGTCTACCTTTAGACCTATTCCTACGATTAATACAAGTCCTACAATCACATTTAGTTTTTAACTTATCTGTATTTGGACACTTACCTGCCATACGTTTTTGTGAGTTGGGTTGCCCCATGCCTTGCATACCAGCAGTTTTCCTAGCTTTATATTCAGAAAAAGATTCATCTGGTTGCCATTCGACATCAGCCATCTATTAACTTCTTTTCTTGCACTTTCAAACGCTTTAAATATTCAGAATCCATATCATCACAATTTTCCATGCGTGTTCTGTAATAACAAACAACCGAGATACGTTCAGCGTCATCACTATTGCTAATAAGTTTTGTATTTCCATGCCATTGATGAGCGTCAAATATTAACAAATCCCCATGCCCCATTTTAAAAGCAATTCTAAATTCTGGTAAGACCAAGTAGCCACCTTGCATATCTCCTTTTTTAATACAAGCTAGGGTAGATATACCCTCATCTAAATCTCCTTTGTCAGTATGTACACCAGTAGGATATGAGTTATTTACAGTTACAGTTGTGAATGGTGTGTTAGGAATAACCCAGTCATCATGAGTTCTATCAACAAATTCCATTTGTGCGTTATATCTATCTGGTGCTTTGTCTTTCATCTCATCTCCAATAAATTGAAATAATGGAAATAACTTTTTATATTCTTCAGTTTCTTTACCACTGTAAGCAGTTAACCTACAATATTGTTTCGCACCGACTGCATCAAAGCTACCAATAGTTGCACTTGCAATACTTTTAGCAGTAGCAGAACGTTTACCCTCGCCTTTACTTATACGTGGAGTTCCACTAGCCAATCCCCTGTTATTAGTTTGATATTTTTTTAAGTCATGTAAAGTTTCATAAGATTCATCCATAATATCAGTAGGTATGACACCTTTTTGAAATATAGCAACAACACGACCATCAGTACCACGTATAGTGGTATCTTTATGAATTAACAAATTGTAATCATCATCAGTAAGAATCTTACCAATCTTTTGCTTCATTTCTTCTGGACTTATTTTGCTACGTAATCTTATATCTATCATATTTGACCTCTGTTACAATCATAGCAAAGTTCGGTCTTGCCATCTAATATTTTTACTTGGTCACAATTTGAACAACGATTATCCCTGCCCACCAGTATCTCTCCATCCACTTTCATCTAGCACTTTATTTATAGCTTCATCTATAAACTGTCCACGCAGTTCTCCAAAGATTGCATCAACAACCTCAATAAATTCTTCCTGTGTGTATTTACTTATATCAATTTGTTTTATTAGTTCTATAAGTCTTTCAACCATTTAATAACTTCCTTTCAAGTATGCTTTTTTCCATTGCACCCTAACATCATATCTTTCCTCAAGACCTGTCCATGACTTAGACTTTTTCTTTACAACCTTTACAAATGGATAATGGTTTTCCATAAGTTGAAATGCAGATTCTTTCTGCAACTCATAATCCCTGTAAGACGAGCATCCACCTGTTGCATTACTATTTGATTGTGTGTGTGCAAATTCTGTGTTCATAACTGTTTTATATCCGTGTCTAATAACTTTTAGAGCAACATTAAAATCTTCCATAAGTTTCATTTCATCAAACCTTATATTGTTATCTTTTAAAAATTTTGTGTTAAGACCATAGACAGTAAAGATTCTTTGCAGGTAAGCAAAGTTACCATCAAACCTGTTATTACCTGCTTGTGCAGATACTCCAACCATTGGATAACCTTTTTGCAAAGCCGAGCTAATCCAGTTGTATAATTCATGAAATTGATTATCAACTATCTTTCTCAATTTTTTATCAGCGTTTCTTTTATAAAACTTTAAATCATCATCTAAAAATAAAATGTGTTCAGCTTCTGTGTTATCAATTACATATTGCCTAGTTTCCCCAATACCTTTAACTTCAGGTGGAGTAACTAAAACATTAGTTCCGTATTTTTTAAGTTCTTCTGCTTCTGCTCCAATACATACTAAATAAATTTGTTCATATAAAGTTTTAGGTAGATTAGATAAAGTTATTTGTTTTTCTGTTCTGTTAAGTGTTGGTATGTATATGTTCATTTACCAAAAAGTTTATCAAAGATAGATGGTCTATCCCCAATACCATTTTCTATATCCTTAGCTGTGTTAAGAACAGCTTCATACAAAGCATCAGTTCCAGTTTTTTCAGTATATTTTTGTATCGTTGCCATGTGTCCAACATAAACTGTATGGTCTGTTTTTTGTAAAGCTAAGATAACTTCATTCAGTTTTTCTCTAGGTTTGTAATCACTAGGTTGTGATATACGTTCTTGTGCTTCTTCTATTTCTTCATCTGTTAAAGCAAACCCACCAGTAAATTCTTCAAACTCTGTAACAGCTATCTCGTCAACAGCTGACAATATATCATCTACTTCATCAGCAGAATATCCAGTACCCAACAATTTCCCAAGTTCCATAAACTCTGACAACAATTCAACCATAATTTCTTTATCATAAGTTGCCAGTTCATTAGCCCTATTATCAACAAGAACTATTTTCTTAGCAGTAACTTCATCTACATCTACAAACATAGCTGTACATTTTTCCATGCCTAGTTCTTTCATGGCTAACCACGTGTGATTACCAGTAAGTATTTCATTTGTATTTTTATTTACAGTTAATGGACGATATTGCCCATGTTTTTCAATACTTTGTTTAATAGGCTCTATATTGCTTTCTCTGGGATTATCTGGAAATTCTTTTAAAGAATCAACATCTACTTCTAAGACTTCATACTTCATATTTAATTACCTATTAATTTATTAGCATAACTTTCAACAGCAATTATTCCAGCTTTAGTTGGATTAACTTTGTGATAGTCTGCGATAATTCCAATGGCTTTTTTATAAAGATAAAATTTCTCATCTGTGAGAAGCAACACGACATCTATTACTGCGTCTAATTTAGCATCTGTTGGCTCTTTAGAGCTGTTTTTAGATGGTGTTTCAAGTTCAGTAGGCAAGTCTTTAAGAACTTCATCAAGTGCTTGTTCTGTGTAACCAGTACCAATAAGTTGTCCTACATCTTGCATGTCTTTAATAGCTTTTTCAAGTTTTTCAAAATCATAAGTAGCATCATCATTTAACTTATTATCAACTAACATAATCTGTTTAGCTTGTTCATCATCTACATCTACATACCAAACAATAGCTGTTGCCCATCCCAGCCTCTTTAATGCTTTAAAGGTGTGGTTACCAGCGAGAATAACATTATCTTTACGATTAACAACAAGTGGTCTATATTGACCATTTGCCAAAAGAGATTCATATATTGTATTAACATCCCCAATACGTGGATTATTAGGGTACATCTTTAAGTCGTATAATGAAACTTCAGCGTGTTCTACCATGTGTTTATTTTAATCGATATGAAGTAATTTGTATTACTAAAATTATAATAAGTAAAAATTGCTCAATACTCATATTTCCCCCAACAATGTTGTGAACTGTTCCAATGGTGCCATCCATCATTATAAACTAGCCAAGAAGCCACACGGGTAGATACATCTGGATTGTTTCTGTTTGACTTGACACCCAGCTTATCTTTGAGCCATGCCCATGTTTTATCATTAAATTGCCATAGACCTATGTCACTTGTTTTATTTGTGTTGATGTTTCGTGCAGAGCTACGCCCACTACTCTCGCAGTATATGATAGTTAATGCCTTTACGACATCTTTCTCATCAAAATATGATGCAACAATAGGTTGCCAATCTATCACGTGTTCTATGATTATTTGGTGCTCTCTGCACACTTGGTATTCTGTTAAAGAATCAAGCGTTAACGTGTTTGGTATCAGGCAACTTATTATCGGTACTAACAGATTTACTATTATCTACCTCTAACCTAGTTATTCCTAAAGGTAAATCTTCAAAAGAATAAATACCCTTATCATTTTGTTTTATCAGTTGTGGTTTCCCATATACTGAATTTTCAATGCCTACAATTTTTTCTGCTGACATATTATCTCCTTATGCATTATTAATGGTAGTAGGTTTTTTATTTTTTTTTAATATTTTTTTAAAATACCGGAAATTTGGAAATTTATTGGACAGAAGGTAATAGAGGGCAAGGAAGTATAAGCCACATAAGGAGTAAACAATGTTTTACGACTTTTCAAACTGCAAATGTTGCAAAAAATATTTTTGCTACATCTGTAACGGGTTGGTTTTAAACCCTAAAAAAAACCATTTATCAATAAGTGGGCATAGAAAACCCATTTGTAAAAACCACTTAAATCAATTCAACTCCCTTTGGGGTTGAGTTGATTGCAGTTTTTAATACCTAAAAAGCCTCAATGTTTATAGGGTTTAGGTTATAAGCACTTGCACCCTAGACGCTAATACACCCTCTTAAATCGTCTTAAAACAGTCTGTTTATGACGTGTTTAGAGTATTTTTAGATTATCCCAGCCATCATTGTTTACAGTAAAGGATAAGACACCATTTCTAGACATATTGCCTGTTCTTGCTTTAAATTCATCAGACTGGTCTAGGGATGGAGCTTGAAACCATGCACGACCAAGTTGTTCTACAACTCTTAAATGATGATAATGTCCTGTGACGAGAATCTCACACATACCTGCTGGAAGCCATCCGTACATTTGACCTTTCCACCACTTTTCAATCTTGCCCCAAATATCTCCACCACCAGTAGTCATGTGACCATGTGTAAATGCAATTCTTTTACCAAAGACTTCAAGGGCTAAATGAAAATCATCAGGTACAACAACCTTTACGTGCTTGTAACGTTCTCTACCTTTTATAATTTCTCCAACTATTTGAATCGAAGCTGTATCTGCATTATCTAAACGATTAGTCATAACACTTGCTTTACCAGAGCGATTTTCCCCATGATTTCCCGGTACGCCACCAAGAACGATAGATTCAGCTTGACCAAGAAATGCATCAAGTATTTCCAGTATCATAACCCTAGTAAGATGTTCCTGTTCAGTTTTGGATAAAGATACATTAAAGGGTTGGTGGTCAAAAAAGCCAAAACAATTTTCAATCAAATCGCCAAGCCCTATAAGATATATTTCTTTCACAACGTGACCTTGCTTTTCCAAATCTTTTAGTTGAGTTTTTCCATTTGCAATTCCACGCCTAATTAATGCAATAGTTTGTTCAACACCTAAATCTTTTTTTCCAAGTTGCCAATCAGCCATAAAGAAAAACCATGCACAATTACCACCCTTTTTAACCTTGACTGGTTTCTTTTTTTTAATTTCTTTAAGAAGTTTTGCATAACTTTTATCATGATGTGGATTACGTTTTTTAATAACTGCTTTGAATGCATACATATCAACAATTACGCCACCTTTTTGCTGTGCATTCCATGTAGAAAATTTAATAGTATCTTCATCAATATAAAATTCTTTACTGTCAAAACCCCACTCATTTAATAAAGAATCATATTTAAAGTTGTTGTTGTCGGGCTGTACATGAAGTATTTCCCCAGTCTTTGTGTTTTCATCAAAAGATGCACGAGGTTGCCACCCACTAGGGTAGAAGTTATTACCTAGTTCTTCATTATGGGCTATATCTTTACGTTTAGATATAAGACCTTTGGTGTCTTTGTCCATACTATATATTGTAGAACAAATGTTCTAGAATGTGTCTAGTTACATTAAAATAGTAATAAGTGTTGCAATAGAGATTCCAGCTATAATCCAGCCATATATTTCTTGCCGTGTAGGTCTTGTAGCCAAATCTTTTTGTAGTTGTTCTAGTTTTTCAAATATCTTATCAATATCTACCATGATTTTTTCAGTCATCTCCTTTTGTGTATATCCGTTATCACTCATGGCTACTGCTTCCATGTTTACAATTACAAATAGTTATCCACGTACCTCTTTCATTTTGTTTAGGAGTACATTGACTGTAATCGTTATCCCTATAAAATTCTTTACTCTTACTCATTTAATGTTGATGATTATTTGCTTCTAAGTAAGCTAATCTAGTTTTCAAATCGTTAAGTTCCCACATACTATTGTTAACAGTTTGTACTTGTGTTTCTACCCTAGTTAAAGAATCGTTAAGGTCTTGATACTCCCACTTTTCTAGTAAGTAATATCTGTCTAAATCAAAACCACCATCTCTAACTGTTTGCTCTAAGTTAAACAAGTTAGCTTGTAGGGTAGCCATTTCTTCATTAAACCTACCGACATTCTGTGCCGACATCTCTAATGACTGTATCTTCTCATACAGTACAGCTATATCATTCTGTACATAAGTAGATTCTTTAAGGGTTACAAACTCATACTCAATGTTATTCATCCTCTCATCAATTCCTGTAAGAGTTATAAGT